AGATAGGAGTAAATATGTTTAATATGTTAATAGGCCCCATTGCTAATATAGTAGGGGATACAGTTAAAGGATTTGTAGCAACTAAGAAAGCTAAAGCAGAGTTAGCTGTTACTGAAATTAAAGCAGCCAAAGCTTTGAAAGAACAACAGATAGCGGGAAAAATTTCATGGGAAGCTAGTGCCGTTGACCAAATGAAAGGGTCGTGGAAAGACGAACTAATTTTAATATGTTTGTTAGCACCTGCGGTGGCAGTATTCTTTCCAGGAATGACAGACCACATTCATGCAGGATTTATTGCACTACAATCACTGCCCGATTATTATAAGCATCTATTATACATAGCATGTTCTGCTAGTTTTGGTATAAAGGGTGCAAAGGGTGCAATGGGTTTAGTTAAAAAGAAATAGGAGTATAGTATGGTAGATGTAATTAAAAAAGAACTAATGGATAGAGTTAAGGAACATGAAGGATATAGGCTAGACCCCTACTTCTGCACAGAAGGATTCTTAACAGGGGGCTATGGTCATAAAATTTTAGAGGGAGAAGTAGTACCTACAACCAAAGAAGGTTGGGACTTACTATTTGAAAAGGATTTCAATAAAGCATGGGATAGTATGAAAGAACTGTGTAGTGAAAATGAATTAGACATCCACATAAAAGCACAAGGAATATTATGTGAAATGATTTTTCAAATGGGTGCTAATGGTGTATCTAAATTTAAGAACATGCTACTTGCATTAAGGAATAAATCGTACACTGTCGCAGCAAAAGAGATGCTCGATAGTCGTTGGGCAAAGCAAACCCCCAATCGTGCCAAAGAGTTATCTTCTCGAATGGAAGAACTAACTAGTTAACTTATCTAATAATTGTTGGGTTGTTTTGTAAGAATGGGAATACTCATTCTTTAAATGTACTACTACTGCTTTTAGTATATGAGGTAGAGGTATTAAGAGTTTTTTATCATGAGAGTAGGGTTCGTTTGTACCATACTTCTTTTTAAATACTTCTATTAAATCTTTAGTATTTAAAGTCTCTTCATCCCAATAAAAATTCCCATCAACTCTGGAATAGGAAACTTTACAACTATATAACTGAAAACCATCGTTACTTTTTAATGAAGTTTGGTGAGATGTTGTCATTGATTTCTGTCAATCCTGCTAATAAATTAATATATTTTTGCACTTCAATAAAAGGCTTGTTAGCTAAGTATTGTAGTAGAGTATTCCTCTGCTCTTCACTTAGTACATAGTTTTTTTGTTGAGGTGCTTCGTTATTTTTGGTCATGTATTTCTCCTGCTATTGCAATGTATGCAGCACCATCAGTATAACTATCGGCACTACTTCCCGTTGTTGTCCTAGCTATCTTTAGTATAGCCATCATCATAGCCACTTGCTCTGCATTGATTTCACAATCAGTATAAGCAGACCACATCGTAGCTATCTTATCATGGAGTATCTTCTTATCTCCATAAGCTTTTGCTCTGTCACCAGAAACTAATTTAGATGCACTCTTCAGTATGTCTTCAGTTTTCATTTCTATTCTCCATATAATTATTATAATCAATTAACTTAATAATAGGAACTAAGTATCCCCAAGAGGTATTGTTATCTCCCCCAGGAACACTGTTAAACTTATTGTTATCAATTATATATATTAAATCTTTTGTTTTTAAGGTTATGTTAAAACAAAATCTATCCCCGCTATAAAAGTTTATAGTCCACCACTCTGCTTGAGTCTTTCGTATACCACTTTCTTTACCTCTACTTTGATATTCGCAATAGTGGTTGCCTGTCTTAATCCACTTATCTCTTTCAGACTTTACCTCTGTCTTCTCACCTTCTTGTATTTCCCCTACTACTACTTCACCTTGCTTACCCCACTCTAGGTCATGTTTAAAATTAGAATTATGTTTCATAGTTCTCCTAGTTCAGATTTTTTAAGTCTAAATATTTTGTTAAGTCTACTATATTACTTTCATCATCTTCTTTTATAAACTCTGTTGCGTCAGACATATCAATAGCATCTAACTTAGCAGATATCTCTATACCCCTTTCATAAAAAGGGTCAGGGTCTTCTAGCAAAAGCTGTGCTGCTCCCAGTGCCACTAGCTTACACATTTCTTTTTCAGGAGTATCTGCATTATAATCAGTAGTTAAACCAACAGCAAACTTACCTTTCTTGTAAGGTTTTAATAATATTACTATTCCGTCATTTATATTTTGTGTTTTTTTTGTCATTGTTTTTTTCCTCTGTCGGCTACATGAGTATACCAATAATATCTAGGACTTTTAGAACGAGGCCTACCTTCATCATCAAAAACTTGTTGAGGTAAGTGTTGTATCTTATCTCCCCAACAATCTTGCTTGAAAGAACAGAACCCGCAGACACTACTCAACACTCTATTACCTGTTAGTTTACTTCTATACTTTTCTTCTACATCATCGAAACACCTTTCAAAAGGTTTGTTTTCCATCAAAGCTTTAATATTATCATCGGCTAACTTCAAAGCTTCTTTTCTATGTTTAGCATCACTACTTGGTGCTGATACTATACACATCTCCCCTGTTGATTTATTAACTACAATCCAACCTCCAAACTTTTTATTCTCTGCATCTGCATAGAGATATCCTTGAGACTTATATCCAAAGACATCCTTATCTACAACTGCTTCAAATCCCATAGCAAACTTATTCTTGTATGCCCAATCACTAGCTGATTTAATATCATAAATTTTACCACCAATCTCTACATCATAAGTACCTGTAAGACCTGTCTCAAAGTATTTACTTTTTCTAGTGACTTGTTTTTGTTCACTATCTACTAAAGTTCCAGAAGCTTTTAATAACAACATTGTCAATGCTTCTATCATATCCCCAAATAAAAATCTTAGTTTATTATTGTAAGGCATGGGTTCTTTTTTGGCCCCTGCTTTTTCCATTTGTAATTGACAGAGAGGTTTACCGATACCTGACATCCTAATTCTAAAGGAGGTATCTCTTTTTTCTTTGAATTGTTTTCGGATTGCTTTCTTACAGTCTTCTCCAAACTGTTCTATAAGTTCTTCGCTTATAGGCACAGGCGATTTCTCAGCCTGTACCAATAAATGTTTTATTTTATCTAGTATTTCTTCTGTCAAGCTTTAGTGACTTTAGATACTAAGGTACTTTCATCAGCATACTTTTTTAAATGAGCATGGTATTTTTCCATAACTTGCTCATTCTTAGCTTCAATATCATTCTTGAATAATTGATAGGCTCTACCATCATCACTATCTTCTAGAAGATTAGCAGGTATATCAAGAGATGTTATCTTACCTATCTTTAAATTATAAAATGTATTACCGCCAACAGTCTTCTCCTCTGTATTTAATGCTACAGAATTAGACCACAGTATTCCTTTATTTGATAATAAAGAATCTAAGTTGCTCATAACAATAGCATTACCTCCTGCATATTTTAATTGAACAGGATATTCTTTCAGAGTAATCTTATCACCCTTTGAGTTTTCACCTTTAATATCCATCAAGCCATACATAATTCTATAAAACTTTGTACTCTCTGCCCTTACCTTTTGGTCAGGCGTTAAGTCTGCTCTATTTTTTGTAGTGACATATCCACATTTTGTAGTGCCTAAGGTATCAAAAGCTTCTTCTCCAAATGCAACTAAGATAGACTCAGCAGAAAAAGTTTTCTCTTTATTATCCCATGTCATGTACTGTTGTCTTTTCATGAATGGTCTAAAAGATATTGAAGGTGCATAGACAAATTGTTCTGTATCCTTATCCCAAACATTGTAGCTACCAAGATGTTGGGTAATTTTATCATCATTATTTTTGTCTTTGTGATTGTTTGTTATTCGCAGATTAACAATGTATGAGGGTGTACTTTTCGTACCCATACCTGCCTCTGCTCTTATTTGTTCTTCGGACATGTCTCCAAAGATTGTTTTTTCAGTCATGTATATATACTCCTATATTTGTTTTAGGTCTAACCAATTATGCCCCTTTTTTATTTCATAGTCAAGGGGAATATTAAAATCTATGTCGTATCTTTTATTAATAGATTGTGTGATACCATCACAAGCCTTCTTTAGTTTAGTTATGACATGGTCTACCTCCGATGAATGTGCATCTATAATAATAGAATCATGCACAGTGTTTATTAGTCTACTTCTCATTCCTTTTACTGCATTGTAAATATCAATACAAGCTGCGGGAACTATATCACCTGTTGCAAATCCTTGAACAGGATAATTTCTAACTTGAGTATAATAATTAGAACCACCCCAAGTACCTCTTTCTATACCTTCAAAGTAGTATTGCCTACCACTAGGAAGTGTTACAAAGGATGTAGCTATGGCTGTATCCTCTGTCTTATCTTGCCATTGTGTTATACCCTTGTATCTTTTCTTAAACCATGAGTAGTATTTTTTCTCTTCTTCAGTTCCTGAAAATCCACCATAGAGAGGTTTGAATGTATGTGCCTTTGCATCTTGTCTTATACAACCAATAACATTGGCAGTATTTTGATGCACATCTACACCTTCTAAAATATCTGAGATAGCTTGAGAATCCTGGGATAGAAAAGCAGCAACTCTAAATTCTAATTGTGCAAAATCCATTTCAATAATCTCACCATTATCAAATCTAGATTGTATTATTCTTTTGATAGGTAGCTTATCACCCCTTGGTATATTTTGGAAGTTAGGCTCTGAACAAGATAGCCTACCTGTCACCACATTAGTTTGACTAAAGTGAGGGTGTAGCATGTCATCTTGTTTAACATATGTTTTTATACCCTCAACAAAAGTAGATAAATATTTTGATACCTGTCTAAATCTAATCAAGTATTCCAAAAACTCTTTTATTCTTCCAGTATTTCTATCGGCGATATATTGTAAGTTAGCCTCTGATACTACGCCACCATTAGAATTTATATTCTTCTGAGTTCTTATAGGTACTTTAAAACCTGCTACTTTTTGTGTAGCTGTAAGTAAAACACCTTCACCTTTACACTCAGAACACTTATGAATTTGTTGAAAGTAAGTTCCATCTTTTTTTATTTTTCTACGAATACCTGCACCATCACAAACATTACATTTTACACCTGCCTCATACTGTACAGGTCTAGTTTTTTTCTCTATTATTTGTCTAAAGGTATGGTCTGGATATTTAACAGGGGTTCTCTTTTTTCCTGATTCATCTGTACCCAAGCCAAAAGTTATTGCCCAATCATTCTTATCTATAATTTCTCTAGAGTGGATGATTTTAGATAACTGCTCTGGACTTCCAATATTGTATGGTCTATCGCCCATCATCTCTTGAACAGTTATCTCTATCTTTTTTTTGATAGAACTATATTCCTCGTCTAATGCTTTTTTAAGTTCGTCTAGTGTGCTAGGATTTACATAAATACCATTGCGTTCTATCTCTACTAATGTAATTAAAAATTCACACATCAATTCTAATGTAGGTAGTAGTCCTTTATTTTCTTCTCGTTTATAATCAAGGTCTTGTTGCAAGTATAAATCTTTTGTTATAGCAACATCATTTCTACCATATGTTTCTAAATCATTAATGGGTATCTTATCCATTCCAATACCAGAGTCTATGGCATTTTCTAATGTTGCATATTTAATTCCTATCTTTCTTCTCTTACAACATTCTTTTAAACTTAAAGGTTTTCTTTGGCCTCTGTATAAAACAGATTCTGCAACCATAGTATCCCATACCTTACCTTCATATTTAAATCCACATTCTAATAACCAAGACAAATCAAACTTAAGATTGTGTCCCACCATTAATGTTGTCTTATCTAAAATTGACTGGAGTTCGTTATGGCTAGTACGAATATCGCCAGTGAACTCATCATGATTAAAAAATATATATTCATCATTTACTCCTACGCTTACTAGTTTATTACTTAAATTATACGGAGTATTATCTCCGTCTTTTGTGAAAGTTGTTTCTATATCCAATACACTAATCATTAATCTATGTACCTCGCTTTACTAGGCACAATCTTACAAGGAATAATACCATGCCAACCCGTTAATTTATTTTTACTAATACATAATGTTCTAGTAAAATCTTCTTCTCCTTCCCAGTCATCCTTCTTTCCTATACCAATAATTAAATCAGCTTCTGCTGCTTTGCCTGTCTTACTACCCTCCATGTTATTAAAACTTATGTGATTTTTATCATGAGCATCACTACTCGCTTGGCATATTCCAAACATACACACATCCCTTCTACTAGCTATGTCTCTAGTTAATTTATATATCTCTCTCAATTTTTCATGACCACTATTAAAAGTTCCTGACAGTTCTATCTTATCCAATTGGTCCACTATAACTACATCAGGTTTATACTCTTCACAATAACTGTCTATTGATTCCACAGTAAAATCTTTACAATCATAAACATGAATTTTATCTTTTATTTTTTCCCATTCTGCATTGGCTATGTCTGGCTCTGCATCTATGTGGCTCTTAGTCATATCAGAACATGCCTGTATTAATCTTAAAACAATTCTAGAAGGCTTCTCTTCATTGCAAAAAATGGCTATATTATTGATTTTTTCTTGGTATGCAAAACCATTTTCACCACCTACCATGTTAATCCAAAAGGCAGTCTTACCAGATTCCGGTCTTGCAAATATAATAGTGAAGTGTCCCTTACCCACACCCTTTACTTGTTCATTTAGTAATGAGGGTGCAGAAAATTTAAACAGATTACTGTAGTCCATTTCTTTCAGAAGTTCATACAAATCTTTTGTGACTTCTTGAATACTATCCTCGATAGATTCTTCTTGTTGTAAAAGTTTAACAACATTTTTTATATCTCCGCCACCTTCTTTGTAAATGTTTAAAAGTTTTTGTGATGCTTCATGTACAATCTGTGATTGATGCATCTGCTGTATAGTCAGTACAACATTGTCTTCATTGATGTCAACTGTATCTAAGTCAGTCACAACCTGCATTGCTTTGTCTTTATTAGATTGTGTATTGGTAGGATTATAATTTAAATAATTAATATATAAATCATCGTGAAGTATTTCTTTACAGTCAGGTAAATCTTTATAAGTTTTTTCTATGACTGCATAGACATCTAGTAAATTAGCTAGACTACTTTTTTGTATTTTGTTTTTGTATTTTTGATAAAACTCTTTTCTTAAGCAAAGCTTTATAATTTTTAATGCCATCAAATTTTTCATCCGCTGCCCTCTCAAACCTCTTTGATACTTGTTCTAACCTTGGTGCTAATTTTAATATAGATAAAGCCTCTTTTAATTCTTCTGTATCATTCATCTGTGTAATCATCCTCCACTCTAATATTACAATTACTTATAAAGTCTTGAACATCTAAATTAAACTGTTGCATATCCACTAACTCTTTTGCAATAAGTTCTCTAGCTTTCTTATCAGAATGTTCATGTAAATCTTTAACATTTCCTGGAACTTCAAATGTAAAAGTTCTTTCGACTGTTGCCATGATTTTATATTTTGGAAATGGATTACTCATCTGTATCCTCCCATGATTCCTCAGGTATTTTACTTACTACCTCTACTGGTTTAGCTTTCATAAATTCTAAGTTCTTACCTAGTAATACTTTAACTCTACCCTCTATTACATGTTTAACATCATCCATTTTTAAATCAGAAGGTTTCTTTTCGTACATAAAAAAGTCTGACCTAAACCCTGTTTCAGATATGTAGGGAACATGATACTCAGGTCTTCCCTTATATTTATTACTGACAGTATAGCCTGTATCAATACCTTTATCTCTATCTACTTCAAGCCTGTGGTTGGACATAGTTAGGTGATAATGCCAACTCTCCCATGGTATATTATCTTCATTGTCCCAACCTCTATAGACTTGGGATGTAAGCTTCGCATCTATATCTATCTCCGATATTTTTATTATTCCTTCAAAGTGTACTCTGTCAAAAAACGCCATCTACTATTCCTTTCCTTTTTTAAATAATCCAGAGGTGTTTAACTTAGAGGCATCCTCTTTTGCCTTATCTACAACTTCAGCTAACTCCTGTGTTTTTTGAAGCTGTCGAAACTCTTCTTTAGTTTTAGATTGCTCAAGGACTTCGTCTACTGTCATATTAATTTTCTCTTGCCTTAAAAGAAAATTTCTCTCAGCCCACTTCTCTACTCTACCTGTCAAAAATTTATTATGAAGCCTAACTTCTTTTAGGTCTTCTTCTAACTCTTTAATTCTTTTTAATCTATCCCTGCTTTTTTCTTTAGTCTTCTTTAATTGTTCTTCTAACTCTCTAACTATTGCCATGTAATAACTCCTTAATTGTTTCTTGTTTTAAATATTTTAAATCCTTGGGTATGAGAACTATCTTACTATCTACACTATAACCTAGCTTCTTTTGTATGTCAAAAGTCTTAGCGTTAGCATCGGGGTCAAGGCATATATAAACCTTTTTAAATTTACTTCTAATATAATTAGCGTGTTTATCAGATAAGGATGTACCCATAATAGCTATGCCTGTATGGATAGGTGCTACTGCACAAGCTGACACACAGTCTTCAACAATTACTGCATTAGATACATCATTGCCTACTACAAAAGGATACTCACAAGAATTATATTTATACCATCTCGGAACTTTATTAGATAATGTTCTGCCTACTGCACCTCTAACTATGCCGTCTATATCAATAATAAATACTACCCTATCTTGCTTAACATCATACATAATTCTAGCATTACAATCATAAGGATTAATATTATAATCTTTTAAATACTGCATAGCTTTAGGATTGGGATAGATAGAAACAAATGATTTAGGCATAATAAATTTATCTTCTTGTTTTTTCTTGGGTGTAAAAATATTTTCAATATCGGAGATAGAATAACCCCTAGAGTTAGAGCCACTATTATTGCACGATACATGAAAACAATTCCATATAATTTTACCACTAACTTTTCTAATAGATAAAGTATTCCTGTTTAAACAAGAAGGGCAGTCCATTCTAAGACTGCCCCCTTCGTCTATGTTTATGTAATCTAAATCAATTCCTTGCACTATTACCTACTAAGTTTGTAAATATTTGGGTAAGCTGATTACTACCATCGGCGTATCCTTTGTTGTATTGTTCCTCTGCTACTGCATCAATTATATCTTTAAGATGTTTAACAGATTGTTCGGAAAGCACATTGCTAAATGATTTGTCATCAAGCATTTCTTTAAATGTTTCTAGTTTAGATTGTTTACTCATCATCGTACTCCTTATCTGTATCTACTGTTTCTATATGGTCTTCAAACTCGTATGAATTATAACTTTCATTAAGTCCTTCACCATCTCTTGCTTTGTCAGTTGCTTCTTCCTCATCTTTTGCTTGAACAAAATAAGTTTTTTGCACATTCCAAGCTAGCACTACTCTGTAATTAGGCATTGTACTTCCTTTCTTTTGGTAAGTTTCCTATGGTAAAGTCAAAGTCATCTACACGATAGATAAGTTTGATACTCTCTTCCAATTTACTTGGAACTTTTTCTAGCGTCATCAGTCTATACCCTACATCATCTATAAATTTAACTGTATACATTTTCTTCTTGAACTTAAGAAGTCTTATACTGTCGTACCTTATAGATGTAAAGTCATGAGGGTGTCTTTGATGTGCTAAATACCTCTTGTTTTTAAACTCTTTTAAACACATCCCTTGGTCATTTACTGTTATTGGTGAAGGTCTATCGCCGATAGTTTTTATCTCGCCGTCTACAATAGACTTGTATTGCTTCACATCAAATCTAAAAATGCCTTCTCTAAATGTGCCTGTCGATTTTTTGACAAACCCACAATAGAAGAAGCCTTGACCTACCGCTTCTTTGATAGCATTTTTAATTGGTTGGTTTATTATTTGCATTATTTCCCTTTCGTAAATCTCTGCTATGTGTCATGAATAGAATACGCTTAGTAGATTTATTCCAACACAAACCACAAGTTCCACAGCTTTTAGTTTGACCCGCTTGTTCAGGACAGGTAATACCATTCTTGGATACCTTATCTGAATTAGCAGATAGTTTATATTTAGGATAGTTAGAAAAGCGTATTGACCACCTATCCCACCTTTGTTCATTCATCCTTGCAATTCTACCGCCGATAGATTCTTTTGGTGAATGAGCAGTATATCCATAACAGGATATGTTCTCGTATTTGTCAAGCCATTGTTCCCAATGCTCAACATACTTCAGGTCGGGGAAGTCTCCCAAGACATGAAGTCTAAT